GATAGTTGATAGCACAGGTAAGGACATGGTGTGGGTTGAGGCAGTAGTTAAGAACCATAAACCTGACGTAGTTGTACTTGATATGGGTGACAAGTTTGCTAACAAGACAGGTGCAGACTCCCATGTATATCTCAAGGATGCAGCGATACACGCTAGGAATATTGCCAAGCAGTATGACTGTGCTGTGATCTGGATGTCTCAGCTATCAGCAGAGGCAGAAGGTAAGATATATGTAGATCAGTCTATGCTTGAAGGTAGTAAGACAGGTAAAGCTGCTGAGTGTGACCTGATGGTTTTGATATCTAAGAACCCACAAGTAGAGGGTGAATTTGAGTCAGACGCACAACGACACTTGAACGTAGCAAAGAATAAACTAAAGGGTGGATGGCATGGTGTCGTTCACTGTCAGTTAGATGGAGAGAGAGCAAGGTACTCAGCATGAGGAGAGTCTTAGATGTAGAGAACTCTATAACTCTACGAGATGGTAAGATATTCAATGATCCATATGAACCTGCCAACACGCTTACTGAGGTAGGTGTGCTGTGCTTAGATACAGGAGAGAAGAGACTACTACCGTTTGACCACAAGGAAGCAACAGAACAACATAAGTCCAACGCCTGTGTCTTACAGAGGATGCTAAACAACACAACTCTACTGATAGGACACAACCTACAGTACGATCTAGCCTGGCTATGGGCTAACGACTTTAAGTATGATGGTGACATATATGACACAATGCTTGCAGAATATTTACTTTTGCGTGGACAGAAGCAACCACTTAGTCTAGAGCAGTGTGCTATTAGGCGTGAGCTACAGTATCAGAAAGATGATACACTCAAGACGTATTACAAAAAAGGATACAACACCAATGAGATACCCCTTGATGAACTTAGTCACTATCTTGACCTTGATCTGCTTACCACTGGCGAGTTGTACAAAGCAATTGAAGCAGACTTCAACACTCCTGACTCTGCCTCTCTACGAGCAGTCAAAAACATCACCTTTAAAACCTGCAAAGTCCTCACAAGAATGTCAATGGCAGGAATCAGGGTGGATAGAGATGCCCTCGAACACGTCCGTAATAAATTCGAGCGAGAGCGCAAAGAAATACTTGATAGACTGCAAGCCACAACAAGAGAACTGATGGGTGGCACACCTATTAATCTTAACTCACCAGAGCAGATGTCGTGGGTAATCTTTAGCATCAAGCCTAACAACAAGAAAGAGTGGGTAGATATCTTTGATTATGTAGATGACAAAGGGTTTAAAGATGCAGTAAGAAAAAACAGTAAGATGTTATTTAAGACAGTAGCTTCTACCTGCCCTGCCTGTAATGGGTATGGAAGAGTATACAAAAAGAGAAAGGATGGTACGCTATATAAAATACCAAACAAGTGTACAGACTGTGATGCCAGAGGTTTCCTACTGACAGAAACTAAAGAGATGGCAGGGCTAGGGTTCTTCCCACCCAATAAAAAATGGGTCAGTGCAAACGGCTTTGGTGTAGGTAAGACAAACTTAGATGCACTTATAGCCACAGCTAAAAACAACAACATGGAGAAAGCAAATGAATTTTTACAAGATGTCAAGAGGCTTAGTGCTGTTAGCAGTTATCTTAGTAGCTTTGTGGATGGCATTATCACCAACTGTAAAAGAAGTAACAAACTACACATCAACCTTACCCAGCATATCACCAGTACAGGTAGATTCTCTGGAAGAAACCCCAACATGCAAAACATGCCAAGAGGAGGAACCTTCCCAATAAAACGTGTGTTCATCTCAAGGTGGGAGGGTGGCAAAATAATTGAAGCCGACTTTGCCCAGTTAGAGTTCAGAACTGCTGCGTTCCTAGCACAAGATAAGACAGCCATGCAGGAGATTGATACAGGATTTGATGTACACTCCTACACGGCAAAGGTTATCAGTGATGCAGGGCAACCTACAGGTAGACAGGATGCAAAGGCACATACATTCGCCCCTCTCTTTGGGGCTACAGGGTACGGTAGAAGCAAGGCAGAAGCTGCGTACTACAAGCAGTTCGTAGAGAAGTATAAAGGTATAGCTAGGTGGCACAGCAGGTTGGGTGACGAGGCTGTTAATGAAGGTAAGATAACTAATGTCAGTGGTAGGCAGTACGCTTTCCCTGATGTGCATCGTAGAGAAAATGGCAGTGTGTCACACTTCACTATGATAAAGAACTATCCTGTACAAGGCTTTGCTACAGGTGATGTCGTACCTGTTGTACTCATAGAGCTTGACCGTTTGCTTGAGCCTATGCAGTCCTGTCTAGTCAACAGTGTTCACGACAGTATGGTAATTGACACACACCCTGACGAAATAGATGATGTGCTAGGCATAATAGACTTGTTGAACACTAATCTAAATGATATGATTAAGAAAGAATATGAAATAGATATGAACGTTCCTTTGTTATTAGAATCAAAAATAGGAGACAATTGGCTTGACACAAAAGACGTTTGATGATATAACTCTAACTCTGAAACTTTTTACATATGAAAGGTAAAAATATGGAACAGAATGCAGTAGCATTAAAAGTAGAAAACATGAACTTAACAGACGCTATGGGGTTCTCTGCCCCTGCAGTATCACAGTCATCTTTAAGTAGGATCACTGGTACAGTCATACAAGAAGTAGAAGATGGCAAGGTAGTACAAACACCTGTCTTCAAGATTACATCAGATGATGACTTCTACTTTGCTAGAACAGTAGAGGTACGCTTGTTTGCTGAACGTCAAAAGTGGCAGCGTTGGGATAGTGAAAAGAAAACTATGCAGAAGTCAGTGCTGTCTAACTCTTTGAACATAGACTTGAAAGATACACTAGGTACGTTCAACCTGGGTAGACCGTCAGGTTATATCAAAGACTTCCAAGCATTACCCAAGGATCAACAAGACTTGATACGCAGTGTTAACCGTGTCAAAGTTATGATGGGTATGGTTAAAGTAGTAGACCCTTTCTATGAAAGTGGTGGCGCACCTTCCAACGTAGACGGAGAGTTTGCATTTGTAATGGATGTCAAGAACAGAGATAGCTTAAAGTTTATTGACGGTACAGTAGGTAAACTAATTAAGAAAAAGATTTCCCCTGCAGAGCACAGGATTACTTTGCTAGGTGAGACACGCACCTTGCCTAACGGCAACCCTTACATGGTAACTAACGCATCACTTGGTGAGTTCGTTGGCTTGTCTGAGGGTGATAATGAAATCCTACAGAACTTCTTGGACTACGTAGAGTCTAGTAATGAGTACGTTACTAGCAAGTGGTCAGAAGAAAATGTAGAGACTATATCATCACAGGATCAGGACATAGTTACCAACATAGTTGATGTGGAGGATTTTGACCAGTGAACCACCCTGCTGAATTAGCACTACATAAGTATCTTAGAAGCTCCATTGAGGGCAAGTCTACTATGTCTCAGGATATTATAGATAAAATCAAAGATGATATTGGTGCTGCTCTCGACAAACAGTTTAATTCTGTTGAACAAAAGCGAGAGTTTAAACTTAGGATGTCCAACGTTGGGCGTCCAAAGTGTCAGCTATGGTTCGAGAAGAACAATCCCGACCATCAGGAGCCTCTGCCTACGTCATTTAAAATCAATATGATATACGGTGACATGGTAGAGGCTTTACTAAAAGGTTTGCTTAGAGCATCTGGAACAGAGTTTGGTGACAATGAAAAGGTAACACTGTCACTCAACGATAAGGATGAAGTCTCTGGTGAGTATGACATGTTATTGGATGGCAAGATAGATGATGTCAAGTCAGCTAGTGCATGGTCATACGATAATAAGTTTGTTGACTTCTACACACTAGAGAAGGGTGACTCCTTTGGTTATGTACCACAGCTTGTAGGCTACGCTGCAGCAGCTAACAAAAAGGTTGGTGGCTGGTGGGTTGTCAACAAGAACAACGGTAGCTTCAAGTATGTCTCAGCAGCAGAGGTAGACAAGGATAGAGTGTTACAAAATATAAAGGATGTACACACCTACCTTGATAGCAATGCACCGTTTGAGAGATGCTTCACAGACGAACCAGAGGTATACAGAGGTAAGGCTAGTGGTAACTACAAGCTACCCAAAGACTGCACCTTCTGTAACCACAAGCACAAATGCTGGCCTCAACTAAAGAGCCTACCATCCAAGGTATACAGTGGCAAGAAAGAGCCACCTACCGTACACTACACAAAACTAAGAGGTGAATATATATGACTACAATAACAATCAACGGCAAAGATTATGAATCAGATACTATGTCTGATAAAGATAAAGGAGTAGTACAATTACTTCAACAGAACTTGGTATCTGTTAATATGCTAGAGCACTGGTTACAGTGTGTTAGATTTGTAGGAGAGATGAAGACAAAAGAACTGGAAAGATCTCTAAACGAAGAGACAGAGATAGTTCGTGCTCGTAACGAAAAAGGACACTATGTAGCAGATGACCCAGATACCCCAGAAAATGAAGCATGGGTTGAGAAGCCCAAAGAAAAGAAGGAGTAACCCTAGAAGGTATCGCAGTGGCTTAGAGAAAGAGGTTGCTGCATACCTAAAAGATAACCAGAAACAAGTCAGGTATGAATGTTTAAAGATAGAGTGGGAAGACTTACGATATCGAACATACACGCCTGACTTTATTTTAGACAACGGTATCATAATAGAAACGAAAGGCATCTTTGATTCAGAAGATAGACGTAAGCATCTAACCATACGAGAACAACATCCAGAGTTAGACATACGATTTATCTTTAGCAACAGCAAAGCAAAGTTGTACAAGGGTGCTAAGTCAAGATACTATGAGTGGTGCGACAAGTATGAGTTCCAGTGGGATCACCGTGTCATACCTGAAGCGTGGTTAAAAGAAAAGGGTAGACCTACGAAGTTAAAACTTATTCCTTTTAAAGGAGAAAGAAAGTAACATGACTAAGTATAAAATAGGAGCAGATGAAGTATCACTAGTATTAAAGCCTTGTTCTTTTGATAGCAAAGGTAAGTGGACAGGAGAGTTAAACACAGGACTTGTAGTAGGAGAACAGAACCTGCTCCACCCTGAAGATGTGTCGTACTTAGTTCACTTAGCTACACTCATGGGTGCATTTTTAGAACTTGCACAACATGATCAAGACCTATATACTATGGTTGAAGAACACAGAAACGAATTAGTAGGTTACGAAGAAGAAGAAGATAGCCCTCTGTACGAGAAGGTAGAAGGTACAGAAGGTAAGGTTCTAAAGCTTACTAGGTTCACTAAGACACAAGGAAATGCATAATGGGTACTATTGATACACTTACTATGAACGGACAGACTATTACACTAGA